CCTTACGCCCGGTATTTGAGCGAGGCCGATTTTACCCGGCTCTGTGTGTTATTGCGGGATCTGGCGCCCTCGATCATTTTCGCGTTTCGGCCGGAGAATTTTCCGAGGATCCGCGCCGGTGACCGGGTCGCGATCCGGGACAATCTTCGATTGGTTCTCTGGGGACATCCGGAGGCGCGACCGGTATTTAGGGCTTGATGAGTACCAGTCCATTCCTGAGCCAAGATTTAGCAAAAACGATCATTTTTCCTGATACCGGGCTGATTGCGGGCACAAATTGGCAATTTAAAGTGCAAAATTTCGATTATGGCGATGGTACTTGGGCTGGGCAAATTGTGTTCGCCGCGACCACGGCGCGCCTGGTGGCGCCGGCGAGCGTGGATGGCAACATTTTTTCCTGGGATATTGCCGGAGCCGATACCGCCAGGCTCTTACCCCAACCCTATCAATTCCAAGTCAGCGTAACGAAGGGAACCGACAAATTTGTTTTGCAGACCGGCGGGGTCAAGGTGGTCGTCGATATCGGCAACGCCAACTGGGTCGGGACCGAGACGATTTTGCAAAAGGATTTGGCGGCATGCGATAAAACGCTGTTGGCACTCTTGAGCCAGAAAGTGCAAATGGTCACCTTTGGCACCAAACAATACACCCTCTGGGATGTGGCCAAGCTCTGGCAGGTCCGGAACGAGATTTATCAGCGGGTGCAAGATGAGCAGGCCAAATTAATCGGCAACCGCCGTTCGAATCGAATCATTCCTTGGTTCCGCAACATGTAAAAATTTATGACTGAGACCCAAGAGAACGACGACCGCGAGGAACGCTTTGTGCAATTGGTCAAACGCTCGCGGCAAAGCATTTTCTGGTTGAGCTTGCATATTGTTGATTTGAATCAGCAGATCGGGCAGCTGGAGACGGAGAAGGAAGAGCTCGAGGAAGAAAACCGCGAATTACGTAGCCGGCTTAAACCCTTAGCTACACGCTAGAGCATGAGTGAACCAGACGATATTGCGGCTATTCTCCGTGCAGCCGGTTATGAAATTGTGGTCGATCCGGACTTCGGAGAATTAGAATTGCCCCCCATTTCCGAAGCGATCAAAGACGCACCTAAGCATTGGCCATGAATGGCCTAATATGGTTAAGCCAAAAAAGCCGCCCGATTTGATTTACGTCGATTTTCCTCGGCGGGTGAAACGGCTGGGCTTACCCGAGCGCGAAGTTGAGGCGGAGGCCGCACCGGAAACGCCAGAACCGGAAGCGCCGGAAGCACCGCGGGAAATGCGGCCGCGGGTTGGGGCCGCCAATCGGACTGTGCTCTGTGTGGATGTTGGCACGATCTCGATTGCGACGGGCGACGTGTTAACGATCCAGATCGATTATCAAACCGGGCAGTTTTCGATCCTGAATTATGGGCCAGGCAATATCTGGATTAATTTCGATCCGCTGACTGATCCGGTGGTAGGAGCCGAAAGTTGCATGTTGCTTAATGTGGGGGTGAGCAAATTTTTTGAAGGGCAACGCCCTGGCCCGACCTTATCAGTCATGAAGCTGACCGCCGACGCATACACCACAGTTACTTTTGCTAAATTTTAGAAAGGATTTTTAAATTGGGAGGTTTCGGTTCCATTGGCGGTGCGGGTTCGGTGCTGGTGAAAAATCAGGTCGCCATTGGCACGATTGACGGTTCGACCGGTCTTTGTCATTTCAGTGTCTTTACCGGGATTGCCGATGGGCCATTACCACCGGCCGATATTTTGCGGGTCAATGATTATGTGATTTGCACCAAGGGCGGCACGGTGCCGAGCGGGCCGATTGCCGGCATGGATTTAAATCAAGCGGATTGGGTCTTTTGTGATCAGAGCCCGCAATGGGTTCGGATCGCGATCGGGGGAGCACCAGTAACCGCCGCCAATGTCACGGTGGTACCGCAAATAGTCGGTCAGGATAATGTGCAAGATGCGCTCTCGCTCTTGGAAGGAACCAAGCTCGAGCGCAGCGGCGATACCATGACGGGCCTGCTGGTGCTTTCGGCTGATCCGATCGATTTGCTCGGTGCGGCCACGAAAGGCTACGTTGATATCGCAGTACTGACGGCCACTGATCCGACCAAAGTGCTCAAGGCTGGCGATACCATGACTGGCCCATTGCAGGTGCCAGGAGGGGACCCCAACACGGCCGGATTGGCGCTCGGTTCACTGGATTATGGGCTCATGCGTGTGGGCAACGCACTTTTTGTGCTGATTGGTGCCGGCAATACCAAGTTACAGATTGATAACAATGGACTCACTTGTACGGCGATCAATCTGGGTGGTACTGGGCGGATCACCGCGCTGAGTAATCCAGTTAATCCGCAGGATGCTGCCACCAAGAATTATGTCGATAGCAGTCTGACTCTCGACCCTCTGCATGTGAAGAAGGCTGGCGACACGATGACGGGTGCTTTGAGTATTCAGAATGATGCTCAACTCAATCTTTATGGTTCGGGAGTAGCGAATCAATCCAATAACGGCATCGTGTTACGTAGTGCCGATGGCCGTCCTCTAGCTCAGCTTACTGCAATTTGGGATGGCAATATTGTTGGTGGAAGCGCGGAAGGAATTTTCATACTTTATACTTGGAACGGCGGTTATGGTCAGCGAGAAATTTTCCGTACTGCGATAGCTTCACCTCCACAAACGATTTGGGCCGGTCAAATTAATGCTCCAGCGGTACTCTTAGCGGCTGATCCTATAGCTAATTTGCAGGCTGCAACTAAACAGTACGTTGATATTAAGGTACTGAGCGCAACTGATCCCACCAAGGTGGCCAAGGCTGGCGATACCATGACCGGTACCTTGATTCTAATCAGCACCACTGCTGCTGATGCTCTGGATATCACTAACGGTTCTAGTGGATATGCTATCGCTGTTACCGATAATACAACGACCGATGCGGTGTCGGTTACTAACAATAATGGCGGAATCGCGGTGCATGTTGCGGGTACTGGGGCCGAAGCGTTCCAGACCGATATCGATGGCCAGGGACTAACTTGCAACGGTGGAGGTAGGTTTTTTAAGAAGGTTGGTACCGGTCTGACCATTCGATGTCATTCGGGAAATACTCAGCCCGGTATTGAAAACAATGATGGCAGCAATCGGCGCGATATTATCGATACGATCAACGGGGATGCTCGCTACGCTACTGCTGCGTCTGTCGCCACTAAGGTAGCTAAGACTGGCGATAATATGTCGGGACCGTTATCTATTACCGCTGTCACTTCAGCGAACGCCCTGACTATTAATAATTCTGTCGGTGGCAATGCGATTGATATTACGGAAACTGGTGGCGGCGCTGGTTTGTCGATTAATGCCGGAGGTGGTATAGCCGCGAGTCTGAACGACAGTTATCTGCGGATTTACAAAAGCAACACCACGGTCGGACAAGATTGGCCCGCTATTCGATTTGCTGTTCCTAGTGGGCGGGATGCGGCCGCTAATGCGGCTATCATCGTTCATCAAGTAGGTCCTTACAGTTATTACGGTACCGTGACGGCTTTCGAATTTGCATGTGGTAATGCGGGTTATGGTTTACAGACCCAATTCAAAACCGCTCCCGGTGGTGATCTTCAGGTCACAAGAGACGTTTATGCTAATGGAGTAAAATTGACTTCGGATGCTTCGCTTAAAACCGATATTGCGCCGGTTGACCCGGACGAAGCTGCTGTTGCGTTCGAGGCTTTGAAGCCAGTTCGCTTTAAATGGGCGCCGATCCCAATCGATAACCCCTTACAAGCTCCAGCTGGTCGGGTACAGATGCCTGATCCAGATATTGACCGGCTTCATTTCGGCTTCCTTGCAGATCACGTTTACGAGGGAATGCCTGATGCGGTGTACGAAAATGAAGAGGGAATAAAAAGCTATGACATGGCCGGAGTATTGGCGATTGCAGTGGCCAAAATTAAAGAACTCGAAGCGCGCATTGTGGTATTAGAAACTCGATTAAACCAAAGCAACTAATGCGGTTGACCGATGGAATTTGTGCTAGATAGCATTTTTGTGCGGACCATGGGCGAAGATGGCCACGGGTTGAAACCGGGCGAGGTGATCGACGGGCATACACATTTATTCGATCACACTTCGATTTTCTTTTGCGGCAATTGGCACATCAAGAAGTGGACACCAGAAGGAAAGCTGGCTTATGACTTTGAGCGAGAAGGTCCCTTTTTTGTACTGATTGAAGCCGATTCTAAGCACGAGTTCACTTTCTTGGGCGGGGCTCCGATCGGTTACGCCTATTGTGTATTTAGCCACCGCGAATCGACGGGAGAGGTTTCGCACAAGTATACTGGCTGGTTACCAGCTTACGCGGCTAAGGGGTAAAGAAAATGAGCTTAATTTATCTGCTACCTCCAACCCGGGCACCGGCCAAGGTAGTTGAACCATCTCCGGTTGTACCCAGACCGGCGGCCGCCCTGGTGCCCTTTACCAAGGGGAATCTGCATCGGATCCGGCGTTATGATGCAGCGATCCCGTCCAATACGCAGAGCGATTGGTTGGCCTGGGCTACGAGCGGCAACTACGAAATTCTGCATGGCTGGCGCCGGACTTGTTTTTTGGCGCGCGATCTCGAGCGCAATAATCCGCATGCCAAAGCATTCTTGCGCGAGCTCTGTTCCAATGTGTTGGGAGCGACCGGGATCAAATACCATTCCAAGGTCAAAAATCTCAAAGGGCCAAATTACAACGATAAATTGAATAAAACCTTGCAGGATGGTTGGAAGGAATTCCGGCGCCGCGGGATTTACGATGTGACCGGCCAGAATAGTGGCCTAGATGCGGATCGATTAATTCTGCGGGCCTTAGCTCGTGATGGGGAAGTGCTGATTCGTCTGATTCGCGGCTTTCGAGGAAATCGGTTCCGATTCGCCGTTCAACTCTTAGAAGCCGATGCCCTCGATATCTGGTACAACGCGCTGCTAACGGAAGGAAAACGCGTCTCTCTCGGGGTTGAGCTCGACAATTACGGCAAACCGACCGCGTACAATTTACTCGATTATTTTCAGCAAGACGTTTTTGCCGCCAATTCCTACACCGCGCGCCGGATCCGGGTTGAAGCGAGCGATGTGGTTCACGTCTATTTGCAGGAACGCATCACCCAGGTCCGCGGCATTACCTGGTTTACTCCGGTCGAAACCAAGTGCCGGATCCTAGAGCGTTACGAGGAAGCGCTGGCGGTTTCCAATCGGATTGCCGCTTCCAAGATGGGGTTTCTTGAGCGGACCAAAGACGCTCCGAGATATGAGGGTCAAGGCCAGGCTGAGACCGGCGAGATTATCGAGGAAGTTAGCCCGGGTGAAGTCGTGGAATTGCCGCCGGGCTACAGTTTCAAACCCTTTGATCCTTCGAACCCGACCGAGACTTATGCTGATTTTCGCAAAAATACGCTGCGCTCAATCTCGAGCGGGCTCGGAATCCAGTACAACACCCTGGCCAACGATTTGGAGAGCGTCAATTACTCGAGCGCTCGCTTTGGCCAAAGCAAGGAAGTGGAATACTGGCGGGAGTTGCAACGCTTCTTTAGCGAGCATGTGATGCAACCCATCTTTGAAGCCTGGTTCGAAACTGCAATCTTAGCCGATGCCTTACCGGACGTTGGTTTCGATCAATTGGAACAGATTGGCTCAAGCGCAATTTGGAAACCGCGGGGTTGGGCGTTTGTCGATCCAGTCAAAGATTTGCAAGCCAGTTTGGGCGCGATCGATGGCGGCCTATCGACCCGGCGCCGGGAATTGGCCGAGCAGGGGCTTGAGCTCGAAGATGTGATCGAGGAATTAGTCCAAGAAAAAGAATTGATCGAAGCGGCCGGCCTCGATTTCATCAATCCGTTCAGCAAAATGCCGGCCGTTGAACCCACCCAGGAAGGCGAAGCACCGGAAGCCGGGACCGGCCCGACCGGGCTTAAACCGGCCGCTAAACCCAATGGTGCGAAACCCGTAGTCAAACCTGTAGCGAAACCGGTGGCGGTATCTAAAGAATTAAATGGATACGGAGAAGATCCCAACGCTGCCGCCGAAAGCATTGATTCAAACCCGCGGTTGTGAGGTTCGCAGCGAGGATGTGGACGAAGAAAAACGGGAAGCAAAATTTTCCTTTTCCAGTCGCACTTTTATCCCGCGCTGGTTCGGCCATGAATCCCTTTCCCACGAGAAAGGGGCCATTGTTACGGCTCGGCTCGATCGGGGAATGGTGCCCTTTTTACTGGATCATGACCGGTTCAATTGGCGAAGCCAGATCGGGGTAATTAGCGAATACAAGTTTGAAAACGGCAAAGGCTACGCCACCGCCAGATTTTCTGAAACTGATCAGGTCCGCGAAATTTTACGCGACATCAAGGCTCGGATCCGGACCAATATTTCGGTCGGTTACATCGTCCACGATATGCGCCGGCTTAAACGGGACGAGCTCGATGACCTTTTGGATGAAGAAGAAAAACCGGATGAAGACGAAGACGAAGATTATTTTACGATCGAACGCTGGGAACCGATCGAAATAAGTCTGGTTAATATCCCGGCCGATACCAATGTCGGCATTGGCCGGAGCGAAACTTTGCAAGGTTATGAGGTCAGAGTTTTTAATCCGCGCGAGGAAGTCACTCCCGAACCACCGGTATCTACTCCAATGAATCAAGCGCCATCTATGGAACCCCAAATCGAAGTCAACGAACAAGCGATCACTGATGCTCGAAGTGCCGAACAACTTCGGGTTCGCGATCTCATGAGGTTAGGGGATTTTTACAAACATAAAACCGACGCCGATCGATTCGTGACCGAGGGCCGAGCGGTCGGTGAATTCCAGCGCTTTATTCTCGATGAACAAATGAAGCGCGGCGAATCGACGATTGTGCCGGCAGTACCGCAACCGGTTAACGTTTCCCAGCGCGATATTGGGCGCTATTCCCTCTTAAAAGCGCTTCGAGAAGGTCAGGAAGGCTTAAGCGGACTTGAGCGCGAAGTCAGTGTTGAACTCACCCGGCAACTTGGGCGGCAACCCGCCGGATTTTTCATGCCCGATTTCGCTTTTACCCGGCAACTCAGTGCCGGGGTGCCCAGCGCCGGTGGTCTCACGATTCAGAATACGATTGAACCGAGTTTAATCGAACTCCTTCGCAATTTGGTCATTACGGGCAAAGCCGGTGCCACCATGATGGGTGGCTTAGTCGGCAATCTAAGTATGCCGCGCCAAACCGGTGCCGCTACCGCAACGTGGGAAGCGGAAAATGCCGCGATTGCACCGAGCGCTCAAGCCTTTGATCAAGTGCCCCTGGCCCCGAAACGTTTGGCCACCCAAACCGCTTATTCGAAACTACTCTTGGCTCAATCCTCGCTCGATATCGAGGTCATTGTTCGCGACGATCTCCTTCGGATTATTGCGTTGGGCCAAGATTTGGCGGCGATTGCTGGCACCGGTCCCGGCGCTAATCCGCAACCGACCGGGATTTTAACGGTGGGCGCTAATGTGAGCGGAGTTGGTAATTTGTACAATCCAGCTTTGCGCTCGCCGGATCAGACCTTTGGCGCCGCAGCGACTTATGGCTCGGTGGTCAATTTCGAAGGTGCGGTCGAAGATTCCAATGTGCAATTGGATGAAACTGCGGCTTATCTCACGACCCCGCATGTGAAAGCGAAATGGAAGGTTTTGCCCAAGGCGGTCAATTTCCCAAGTTACCTTTGGGAACCGGATAGTGAGGTCAACGGTTACCGGGCCTTTGCCACCAAACAGATCCCGGCGGATCGGGTCATTTTCGGGAAATGGAGGGAGTTGATGATAGCGACTTGGAGCGGGCTCGATATCGTGACCGATCCCTATAGCTTGGCCCAAAATTTCCAGATTCGGGTAATCATGAATTTGTTGACCGATGTTGCTTTCCGGCACGCGATCGCGTTTACCGCGTCGACCGATGCCGGCAACCAATAGCGGTGCCAGAACAAAAGCAGAAATTATTAATTGTCCGCACCATTTCTCCTCATTTCAAGGCCGGCACGATTATCACGGTAGAAAGGGAAACGGCCGCCGAACTGATCCGGGACGGTGCTGCCGTAAAATATTATCCGGCCCTGATTCATCTGACTGATCCGGAAACCGATCTCCGAATTGATGAGCGATCTACCAGAGGTTCAAGCCCAATTCGCTGAGTCATTCGATGTGCCCCTTGATTATGATGGCACCTGGAAAACTTTCACCTTTAGCGATGGCAAAACGCCGGCCGGCCGGATCCAGGCAAAAATTCATTGCCTCTGGATAACGGATCAATGGCGCGATGTCCGGACCCATAGCCAGGGCCTCAATTACATCGTTCACCAGAATCAATTTACTTGCCTGTTCCGGGCGACCGATGTGCCAGAAAACGCGCTGATTTTTTCCAATGCTTATCTGGACGTTGATGGGGTCAGTTACCGGATCGATGTTTCGATTCTCGAATATGGGCTCTGGCAATTGACCTTAATGCTTTTGGGGAGCGACTAGGAGAATGGACGTTAATATTGCCCTACCCGATGCCGCAGAGCTGGCCGCCCGCTTAAGAACGGTCCCTGGGGCCGCGCAAACGGCCCTGGCGCGCTCGATCAACGATGCCCTGGACATGGGCCGCACCGTCAGCTCAAAAGCCGTCACAGAGCGCTACAACGTCCTTAAACGGGATATCACCGAGCATATGCGGCTCTACAAAGCCAATGCCGGCAATCTGCTCGGGTTTATCCGGGTCCGGTCCAAAAAAATTCCGCTGATCTATTTCCGGGCCCGGGACATTAAACCCGGCGGGGTCCAGTTCACGGAGTTGGTGCGCAAACAAAGTGTTTTGCCCCAGGCTTTTATTCGCACGATGCCCGGCAGATCCTATCAAGGGGTTTTTTCGCGGATTGGTGCGACTCGGTTACCGATCCAGGAGATGACCGGATTATCGATTCCCGAAATGATCGGGAAATCCGAGGTTTTGGAACCGACCAGTGCAGCAATGAATGAAGAATTAGCGGGCCGGCTTGAGCATTACGTCAGTTTATTTCTTGCCTGGAAATCGACCAAGGCGCCGCCAAAATGAAAAATGCGTTTCTCCCCCTCGATCTGGAGCGGCTGCTAGTGCGTGACGTCAAGGTTTGGGTCCAAGATTTTGAGCTTAAAAGTCCGGAAGATCGGGGCGCTCATCCGATCCCGGTCCAAGTCGTTCAGGGGTTTGTGCCGAGTTTCCAAGCTGGTCCGAAGATGCCAGCCCAGAACAAGGCGCCGGTGATCGCAATTCGTGCGGTCGGCGGTTCCTATATTCGCTTAAAAGGGGAATGCGATATTCACTTTTTTATTCTGACCTGGGACGATAATCCTGACCGGAGCGGGTACCGGGACTCGATGAACCTCTCAATGGTGCTGGTCCAACGGCTCTATGAGGCCGGCCTAGTGGATAAAAGTTTTGTGCTCCTCGATGATCCGGTTCACTGGAATTTAATCGAAGATCTCTCGAAAGATTATTTCCCTTATTTTGTGGCCGGGGTCAGCGCGCGGTTCGGCATCATGACCCCGGGCATCAATGAAGCCGATGATTCGGTTGGTGAGCTTTGGGTCTATCGTCCGTGAAGTCACTCCTTGAGCGCCGGTATCTATCCTTTGAAACATGGCGCGAATCATCATTTACACCGGCCCGAAGCGAAATGATTTAGCACTTTATCCCCATAAAAAATGGGTCTTGGAAGCGGGCGAAGAGCTACCGGATCTGGTCAAAGCAGCAATGGATGCGAGTCCAGCCTTTGCCAATCTGTTCCAAGATTTTAGCGAATTCTCGAGCGGTGTTCCGCCCGGTGCACCGAGCGAAAGAGTGCCGGTCGAAGCGCCCCCAATCCGACTCCCGGCCCCCATTAGGAAACGCTAATTTATGGCAATCACTAAGCGCGGCGTAATCGTTTCCGATGTTCCCACCAGTTTATTGCCGGTTATCCGAGCCGATTCCGGCGCGATTGTGCCTTGTGGGACCGCGCCGGTCCACTCTTTGCCAGGGTTTACTTTCATAGCCGGCGGTTACAAAAGCGTGGTTAACCGGCCGATTCTTTGCGAAATCGCCAGCGATTTTACCACTCAATTGGGCGAATCGACTGATTGGGCCAGCTACGATTTGATGGAGGTCTACGATGCCGCGATGATCGAGAATTCGGTTTCGCCGCTTATCCCGATCAATGTCTATGATCCCTTTAAACATTCCCGAGCAATCAGTATCGCGACGGCAGCGGTTACGGCCAAAAAACAGGTCTTAATTCCCAATGAAGTGATTCTGGCTTCACTGGTGGTCACCGGCACCGCTGGCGTGATTTATAAGCAGGGGATCGATTTTTCCTTTGCTTATGATGATCCCAGTTTAAAAACCGCGACTCTCTCGATTTTTACCGCTTCACCGATGGCGTCCGAACTGACGGTGAAACTTGATTTTTCGACTCCGGATCTGACCCTGATTACCAATGTCGATATCATCGGTGGAGTCGATATTAACGGCAATTATCTCGGACTAGAAAATGTCGAAAAAGTTTACACGATCACCGATATCGTCCCGGGCACGGTGATTTGTCCCAAGTACGAATTTGATCCGGCGGTGATTGCCGCTGGTAATGCCCGGGCCCAATCGATTTCCAATGGCCGGTTCCGTGGAGTTTCTTGTTGGGGTGCCGATACCACGACGGTCAAAAAGTACGAGGATTTGTTGGTTTGGAAAAATTCGAATAATGTGGTGAGCGCATTCGAATTTTGTGGTTGGCCGCTCGGTGGTTTAGGCACCGCCAAGAAATATCATTTCTCGACGATTCTGGCGGTCGCGATGCTAGTGACCGACGCCAAATTTAACAACATCCCCTACGTTTCTCCTTCCAATAAAGGGATCTGGGTTGATCGGGCAATTTTAGCTGATGGCACCCAAATCGATATGGATTTGGCCCAGAGTGATGCCATCGAAAATTGGGGCTTGGTCAATATCGTTAATTCCAATGGTTGGCGTCTGATTGGTGATTTTACTTGTGCTTATCCGGTTGATACCGACGTCCATGATATGTGGATTCCGCTGCGCCGAATGTTCAATTGGCTAGGGAACAGCCTTGGTCTCACCCTGGCCCAAGATATCGATTTACCCGGCAATAAAACGACCTTAGGCAGTATTGGGTTAACCATTCAGCAATTTGGCAATTCGCTGGTGCAAGAAGGCGCCTGTAACACGTTCCGGGTCCGCTGGCTACCAGCAGAAAATTTGGCCGCGGATGTGATGGCCGGTATTTACAAGTTCCATATTTTGTGGACCCCGCCGACTCCGATCAGAACGCTCGATTTACTCCTGGAATATGATGTCGCCGGATTGACCGCGTGGATCAGTCAAATCACGATTTCTAGTAGTGAGAGTATCTAGCTATGATTTATCCAAGCGTCGTCAAAAATTTCAATGTCTATCCGGGCCGGTCGGGTGGGGGCCGAGCGATCGGACTAGCCGATATCGTGTTACCGAAACTGGTTTGGGAAAGTGATACGGTTAAGGGGGCTGGTTTGGCCGGCAGTTTGAAACTCGGGGTCATCGGCAATCTGCAACCGATGGAAACGACCTTGAGCTTTCACGCCAATACGGTCCAAAGCTTGGAAATGTTTATTGGTCAAACCCAAGACGTTCGTTGTCTCTCGAGCGTGCAAATGTTTGATACCAATTCCGGCCAGTTCGACGAATATCCGGAGGAAATCGATATGCGACTTTTGGGCGCGTCTTATGATCCCGGGCGCCGCGATGCCAGCACCAAAGGCCAGATCACAATGGTCTTCGATTGTTTAATTCTGACGCTTATTTTCGGCGGCAAAAAATACTGGGAATTGGATCCGTTCAACGATGTTTGCGTAATTAACGGAGTCGATCTGAACCAGGGCACCCGAGCTAATACCTAGCGATCTAGGAACCATTGCTTGGCTTTTTCATGGCCTTTGAGGGCTTCGGCCAATGTCGTGTAGCGCTGACAGAAAATCTCTTTCCCGATCGAAGGAATTCGATCCGTGATCAGGTTAGGTTTCCCATCGCTACGTTCAAAGATCATGGTCTCAAACCAGTGAGGTGGTCCGACGGGATCCCAATTATGGTCTAATCCGAGAAAGACGGTCGAGAGCCAATGGCTACCGGGGAGATCTTCCTGGGCTAGGATTCGCTGGGCGCGGCTCTTTTCGAAGTAATGCGACCAAGTCCTCGAGTCGCATTCCATAACTTCACCATTCCTCGGTCAAAACCGCGTATCTAGATTTGGCCATTGGTTCCGCGCTGTTCTCGGAATTGGATCATTTAAGGCTTCCAATGCTGCAATATGAATGTGATCGCGGTCCACTGTGCGCCAGCAATCACCCCTATTAATGTTACTTGTAGAGCAATTACTTTCCACAAGAGGGCGGTTTCTCGATCTAGCACAAATTCGCGTAACTCGCGGATTGCTAATTGTAGATCGGCTTTGGTGGCAGGTTGGTCTGATTGAGTGCTCATTTAAGGTACGACCAAGGTTGAACGCCAATACGGGTTCAAGATAAAATAGGCGACGCTGTTTTCGGTAATCACCATTGATCCATTCGAGAGAATGACCGTATGACCTGGCACGTAATGGGCGCGCATCCACTCAAGTTTATCATCGCGTTCCCGGGCTCGGCCGGCATTGTGTTCGCGGACGGCATGAGCTGGTTGGATCCCGTCATATTCACCAGTGAATGAATTGAAATCGCCGGCGTTAAGTATGGCCAAAAGGCCAAGGAGAATGGCAAAGATTAAAACTGGGATCGTGATCGATCTTTTCATTTCGAATATTGGGCCGAAAGCGCTAAGCAAGTTTTGACCTGATCAGCGAGAAATGGGCAAGCAGCCAATAACCAGAAAGCTAGGTAATTATTGGTTTCGGCGCTTATCATCATTCCGGCGATTGCTGCTAGAGTCACAAAATTTTTCATATCCACTTGAATTAGACCCAGAATCTTGAATAATGTTCATTCTAAATCAAGTGAAAAAGAAGAAATCGGAAAATTGGGGTGGAGCACGACCAGGGGCGGGTCGACCGAAAACCGGGCTAAGTAATGCTCATCATATTCGTGTGGCGATTCCGTTCCAATACATGGAAATCTTGATCCAGTTAGCCAAAAAAGAAGATGTCTCCTTTAGCGAAATCGTCCGGCGAGCAATCGCTTCTTTTCTTGTTGGCAAATAGCCTCTGTATTTAATAGGTGTGGACGAAACACCAATTGCGAGCGCTAATGGCGCTGAAGATCCCGAGAGTTATTACGAACTAGCCGAACCGATCCAGGTCGGCAATCGCACGATTGAGAAGCTTCTCATCGATTCCCGGAAACTTAGCGGGCTTAAATATTTCCCCATCAACGAGACTTTTCGCCGGATGTATCCGGATGTTTGGCGGACAACCAGCAACAAAAATAAGGAAGAAGAGTATATCAGTCTGGTCATTGCTGAGCTGAACCAGATTGCTCCGGAAGATCTGCGTAAATTACAGTTTACTGAACAGACGCTTCTATTCATGCGCGCCCAGTCTTTTCTCTATTCGGGGGGGACGAAAAAGACTTAGAGGATCCGCTCGACATGATGCGGAAACTCTATCTCGGTCTCTCCCACAATAGCCATACTTCGATTGAGTACTGGCTTCGGCTTCCGATTGGAGAAGCGATTGCTTGGTCACGTTGCTTAGGAGAAATGCTTAAGCCATCAAAGGAGGATTGACATGCCCGAAACCAAAACCCATGGGCTGGATATCCAGATCGGTGGCTCAGTTGCGCCATCGCTCAAAGCGGCAACTGGGTTGACCGAGAAAGAAATCAAACGCTTGAGCGAAGCTTCCCGGGTAATGAACGGGATCATTCGGAAGCAAACCACGCAAACTTTCGATGCAATGAAGCATGAGAGTCATGCCGCCGGCGAACACGTCAAACATGAGTTTGAAAAGATGCGTGAATCCGGCGAGAAAGCGGCCGAAGCGATTCATAAACGATTCGAGAAACTCTGGGATCGGTTCAAAGAGTTTTCAGGAATTTCTGCCCTTTTCGGCGCGCTTGGAACTGGCGCCGCGGCTTTCGGTGTAGCCGAATTAGGTAAGGAGGGCGTCGCAATCTACAACGCGCGCCAGAAACTGATCGAACGCCAAAACGCGATTGTTGGTGCGCAACGGGCTCGTGAGTTGCGGGAACAGATTGAACGCACCGAAGGGCGGACTGGTTTTGGGTTCGAACAACAAATGGCTGCTGCGACCAAGATCTCCGGAGCTCGGCCTGGTCAAACCGCAGAACAAGTGGCGACCACCTTGCAGCATTTGCAAGACCTCGCTGGGGTGCCCGAGAAACTTGACCAAACAGTAAGTGCTTTCACCAACGTCTTCGTCCGCGGCCAACTCTCGCCTAGAGCGCTCAAAGGCTTCTTTGATGCCACCGGAATCAATTTGCGCACCGAGCTCGCCCGAACCTTTCACGTCAGTCCAGACGAGATGACCAAACTTATGGGGAAGAAAGGCTTAGCGCCCAGTGTACTCATTGCCGGACTCGAGAAAACCATTGCTCGATTAACGGCGGTGGGTGGCGCTTTTCATGGGCGAGCCGAAACGTTCTTGAAAACCTTCGAAGGGATCCAACTCCGGTTCAAATATCTGTGGGAGAATTTTGCCAGCGGGTTTGGGCATGTGGTTGAGAATTTGATTACCCCGATCGCCAATAATCTGCTCGATATCTTTTCCAATGAACGGATGGGGGAGATGTTCAAAAATCTTCAAGACTGGGCCACTCGGATGGGTTACGCCGTCAGTTTCCTGATTGGCGAAATCCAGAAAAGCGGGATTGAAGTTCAATTTCAGAAAATCGGGCAAGCGATCTCTCAGCTCTTTGGCGGTTTTAATCTGAATACGTTTTTCAAGGACGTATTTGTCGGGAGTGATATCAAACGGGTGCTGACGGCGACCGGCGAATTTTGGACGACCGGATTAGCCAAAGCCATGGATACCGTCGCTGAGATTGTGAAGAAACTCGGTGATGTCATGCGCTTCATTCTCGATCACTTCGAGCAGGTTAAACAAATCATGATCGGGATTGTGGCGCTGCTCGTGGCTGAACGGGTGGCGATCATGGCCACCAATATCGGTAAACTTTTCGGAATAGGTGGAGTCGCTACCGGAGGTGCTGGTGCTGCCGGAGCATTAGGTGCGGCCGCTGTGCCCGGACTCCTCTTAGCTCAACAAACGGCAACCGATTATTCGAATCCGGAAAGAAAAGCAGTATTACAAGCTGAATTCAAAAAGGAACAACAAGCGGCCCGGATGGGTGATACCCAAGAAAAATTGAATCGGGCGCTTTTGCAGGCGCAAGACGCGGCTTTGGCAGTTTCTTCGACTCAGAACAATTTAGCGACTGCGACTGATCTGCTGACCGAGAATTTCTCAAAACTCAATAATACGATCGCTGGCGGTGGTGGTAATGGTGGCGGCGGCGGTGGCGGCGGCGGTGGTGGTGCTTTTCGCGGTACCCATATTCCCTACCGAAAAGGTGCCGGTGGTTATCCCACCGATACCACTCCGACCGCCCAAGGTTATCGGATTTTAGAGGAATACAGTTACGAAGGCCGTAGCTCGCAAATTGGACCGCGCGGTAACGTGATTAAAACTGGGGAGATCGGACTCGGGCACGAATTAGAGAAGCAATACAATATCAAACAAGGGGATTGGGTGCAGACCAGCGGGCATGGTTGGCGCAAAGTAACTGAATCATCTAATTCCGCTTACGGGATTGAATATCATGCCGATAAACCCGGCCAATTTGCCGGCGGGAGTGAACGGGAAAAGATTTTATCGGTTCGCCATGCCAACGATGTAATGGCCTCTCACGCTTTGGGCGGGATCTTTAACGTGCCGCATATGGCCTCTATTGCCGAGCGCGGGCTTTCCGAGGCCGTGATACCCCTGCAACGCAGCGCGCGTTCCTTGGGCTTGCTAGAAGCCGCAACGGGCATTCTAGGCGGTGGGCGCGGCGGCGGTCATCAACTCTCGGTCGATTATTCGCCCGTGATCAATATTTCGGGCGGCGATACCGGGTTTAACTTCAAAGCGGCACTTTCTGAGCATATCGATCATATGGTCGGCGAAATCCGTAAGGCGCTCGAACTCGAGAACGAACGCAAGGCCACGATATGATCACAATTGTCAACACGATTGGCGGCGAGATGTGGGACCAGATTTCGCTTCGGATTTATGGAGCGGAACGATTCGCCTCGAGTCTGATGCGGGAAAATCCCGCTTACGCCGATGTGGTCAAATTTGATGCCGGAATTCAGGTTAAAGTTCCGGCCGTTAACACCTCCACTAATTTGAGCAATGTGCCTTGGGGCCAACTATTTGTAACCGCATGAATCGAGGATCTTACAATTTGGGGAACAAATCAGGATACAAACATGGACACGCGAGCCATGAAAAATTGACGCCGGAATATATTACTTGGGTTGAAATGCGGCGCCGGTGTCGCGATCCCAAAAGATATGATTTTGCTCATTACGGTGCTCGGGGAATAACCGTTTGTGACCGATGGCAAATTTTTGAAAATTTTCTTTCAGATATGGGCCTGAAACCCGATCCGAAAATGACGATTCACAGAATTGATAACAACGGGAATTACGAACCTAGAAACTGTCAGTGGGCGACAAAAAAAGAACAAGCAGAAAATAAAAGACCTGGTGGTGTGCCACGAGGAACAAAAAGACCTTTTGTAACACATAAAAGAAGTCCGATGTCGCTGCTTACTTATTTGAAATTCATTATCAAAATCAAGAATCGCCCGAAGCGGAAATATGTCACTGCTTAGCCAGGCGCGGACTGCGCGGCCGATCGTTACCTATGATGGTGTTGACGTGACCAAAGAGGTTTACCCATCGCTGATCGAGCTCATTTACAAAGAGGGAATCCAATTTTCGGGCGATGCTCTCATGTTGCGTTTAGCGGATCCGGAAGGCCGGTTTCGGTTGACCTGGACCCTGAAAGCAGTCGTGCCCTTGACTTTGAGTTTCCATACCGAGAACTGGAATTATCCGGGTGAGATTGTCGATCATGTCGCCGGTTCTTTTATGGTCTCCAGAGTTGATATCAGCCAAAGCAAACCGGGTGGGACCGTTGTCAATCTTTATGCGTCCTCGATTAGTCCAGCTAGTAGCGGTCGACTCGAGCGCAAAAGCTTTGCTTGGGACTCGACCAATTTGCAAGAATTAGCTGGCCAGATCGCGCAAAAGAACAATTTGAGCCTTCATTATTTAACCAAGGATAATCCGACGTTGGCCAGGGTAGATCAACACGACGAATCCGACTATAATTTGCTCAACCGCTTATGCAAACAGCATGATCTGTTTCTCAAGGTCAAAAATGGCGGCCTGTGGATTAGGGGCTATTCGGAACAGGAAGCTCTAAGTGCGATCGGAACCATTATTTGCCCGACCAAAAATAATCCGGGTGGGATCAACGGGGTAGGCGGAGTCGAAAGCTGGTATTTGACCGACAATGTCGAGGATGTATACGCTAATTCCGAGAGCGCCTGGCGCTCGAATCAGCTCGGCGCGACCGTCAAATCAACTGCCACCGATCCAGGGGCCGAAGCTGGCTTACCCACTCTTCACACTAAAGAGAACCCGCACGTCGCTTATCCGACCAGTAAACCGCCACTGGGCGAAGGCCAGGTTCCTGGCGCCAAGGCTGGCGAGGTCGGCTGGGCCGGGCCGCTCTATGATCCACCCGCAACTCCGCATACCGATGAATTGGCCGATTCCACGGGTCAAGCGCTGGCCAAACTCAAAAGTAAAAACCGAAAACGGCGGAAACACAGTTTTGTTTTGCCGCTCAATCTGACGGTGGAAAGTTCGACCGTTTATGCAGTCAGCGGATTCGCCAAAGGCTTCGATGGCAATTGGCTCGTCTTACACGTGGAACATCATTTTTTGGGCAAAAGCGGCGCGGGTTCGACTACCACTCTAGACATTCATAAATGCCTGGATTTTTAATATGACCGAGTACGGAAGTGGCGAGAAATTTGAGCCGACTCATCATAATCTGGTCCGATTCGGTACGGTGGTCGATCGGCGCCGCGGGCAATACGGCCCCGAAGTTAGAGTGGTTTTTCATGATCGCAATGTGACGAGCGATTGGTTGCCGATCGGGAACCAGGCCGCCGCCGGGACCGGCATGCATTATTGTCCGCGTGTCAATGATAATGTGACTGTGTTGCATCCGGCCACCGGCATCGAACAAGGGGTCGTAGCCTGTTCAACCCCGAGCGCTAATAGCCCACTTTATCAGCCGACCCATTTGGATTCGATCGCCATGGCCAGCGAGAAAGGCGCCTATTTCGAGTTTGAACCCAATAGCGGGATTCTGACCGTGACCGGGGTGGCCGAGCTTCACTTGGTCACCGGCGGCGATTGCCTGGCTCAGATCGGCGGATCCCTGAAAGCGACGGTAGGCGCTGCGGCCGATGTGATTGCAGCCACCGCTACGGTTAAAGCTGGCTCCATTACTTTGGATGGACCGGTACACATCACCGGCACATTGACCGTCGATCAAGATGTGTCGGTCAATGCGGATTCGAATGTTTCCGGCAATAGTTACTCTGGCACCCGCACCGGCGGCCCGATCTAGTATTTAGATTGTGTGGTTGTTGGAATCCTTGGACCCCTTCCGTTTGTTGGTGGCTACGGCTCGACGTTCACTTTTCATGAGATCGCTAAGACCCGGAAAGAGACCTTCGTCCGACACAAATTGATCAATGGCCTCGATCTGATCGAAGCGACCGGCAGCGAGCCGATCGAGATCAGTTTTGCCATGAGTTTTTTCGCGCCTTATACTCGCTCGCCGGCGGCCAGTATCTTGTTATTAGAAACCCTTCTGGCGAGTCGGTTACCGGTTCCGCTTTTTGCCGGGGATGCACCGGTCGGCCGCGGGCTGCTGACTTTGTTTGTTGTCGAGGCGATCTCCAACAAATTAACCAAATGGGTCGGCTCAACCACGGTCAGCGCCAGCGTTGAAGTCAAACTGCTCGAATACTCGAACCCGTTCAATTTAGCCGGACCACTCAACGCGTTAGCCGGGGCCGGTGCCAGCGTCATCGGGAAATTCATCTAATGGCCGGATTCAAAAACATGACCATTCTCGTTGGAAGCCGGAATTGGCATTTTGACGGCGATTATCAGTTTGATATGAGTGCTCCGGCTAATTCGGTCGAGGAAGTGCTTCAGAACGTTTACAACATTATTGTCACCCCGATCGGCACCCAAGTTTTGTTCCGCGCTTTTGGGAGTGATCAATCTTGGATCGATTCACCCGGCAACATTGGTCAATTGCAAGCGAAGGTCGCTTTTCTGCTTGCACTCTCCCAATGGGAACCGCGGGTCAAGGTTTTAAGCGTCAAATTCCAGATTGATACCACCGATTATTTGGCTGGTGTTTACCACCTATTTCTTGAGGTCGAGGTCGATCTCAATGTTACCATTAACCAGATCATTTTTACGCCACCTACTGGTGTGCCGATCTGGGTCATTGATGCGCCTTTCGGCCAACCTTTAACCGTCAAAGAAGAATCTCTCACGCTATGAGTGATCCCTTCGCCAATCTTCCCCCGATCTCTTTTGTTAATAGCGATATCACGGCTTTAAAAAATGCCATCGTCGCCAATTTCCAAAATGCTTGGCTCGCTGATACCGGCGAAGTCCTGCTCTTAACCCAGGCCGATCGGCGTTACCATTTTCTCGTTAGTCTGGTCGCCTATCTGGTCCAGGAACGCGAATTAATCGATCAAAGCGCCAAACAAAATATTTTGCCATTTAGTAGCGGCGGGTTTCTGGATGCTTTGGCCACGATTTATGGAAATCGCAGTCTGCGACTTTCACCCTCACCGGCCACCACTACGCTGCAATTTAATCTATCAACCATTTTAGTCACCGATGCCGTGATCCCGGCCGGCACCTTAATCGGAAGCGCCAGCCGGCCCAATGTGAGCTTTGGCACCGACAAAGATTTGATCATTCCGGCCGGAAACATCCAAGGCCAAGTTGATGCTCGCTGCACTATTAATGGTCCGGATGGAAACGGGCTACTAGTGGGTGATCTGATTAATTTAATCACTTGGACCGGTACCTTTGCCGTCACCGTCACCAATATCATCGCAACCGCCGGCGGTGGCGCGGTCGAAGAGGATGCCGATTATCGGTTACGAATCTATGACGTCACCGATTCTTACTCGAATGCTGGCAGCTATGGCGCTTACAAATTTTTTGCCGAATCCGCCGATATCGCAATTGCTCAAGTCGGTGTGTCCGGGCCGGAAGATGGATTTCCACCGGGCAATGTGCAGATTGTGGTGCTCCTAGAAAACGGCCAGTTACCCAATCAAGCTATGCTTGACAAGGTCGCGGCCGCGATTAACCCGGATAATGTCCGCGATCTGTGCGCCAAGGTGACCGTATTGGCTCCGAGCCAAGTGGCCTATTCGATAACCCTTGAATATGCGATTGATACCGGTGACGCCAATAATGCGGTTCAGATCAAAGCCAATGTCGTGGCCGCGGTGAACCAATTTGTGCACACCAATTCCAACCGGTTGGGTGGTTCAATTAATCCGGCCGTTCTCTCAGAAATGGTTATGGATTCGGGTGCTTCCTATTGCAAAGTCATTTCGCCGGTTTACCAAAGCTTAAGCAAAAGCGAACTCGCGACCTTGGTCAATGATCCCCAAATCATCTATTTAGGGTTGCAAACTGATAAATGATAAAGCTCGAAACTGCTTCCTTGACCGCCTTTCTCAATCCGGCCATGGCCAAGGATCAATTCTTTCTCGCTGCGGCCAAATCGCTCGATCCGCTGTTGGCCGATATCCGAGCCCAAATAAAGAAAAATATCGTGATTGCCAATCTAGCGGCCCAACCCGAAAACGTAATCGATTTTTTAGCGGTCTATCATTTCAATCTGGATTATTACGACGCGACTTTGCCCTTGCCAGTGAAACGGATTCTTTGCGGACGCGCCATTCTCGATAAACTCCAAAAAGGGACTCCGGCCGCGATCAAGGATCTGCTCACAATCGCCTTTAATCACGCCGAGATCATCGAATGGTGGCAGGAAAAGCCACCGGCCCCGCATGACACCTTTCGGATCGTGATTGCCGATCCGTTGGTTGACCCGGTCAGAGTCGCTAAAATGGTGCGGATGATTTTGAAAATGAAGAATGTGCGCTCTTATTTTGCCGGGATTTCGTCCTTTAGCACCTTCACCGGGCCACCGGTAAAGGTTTGTCCGGCGATCGCCAGTTACGGCTATCAGCTCTTCCGGTAACTATTGGGTAGTGGCCAGGCTCTATATCACCAATCCGGGGCGTCAATTGATCAATGATGCGATCGGAGCTGGGCAAACCGTTCTCATTACCAAGGTCACGGTCGGCAAAGGGTTCCCTCTGCCGGCCGATGATCCCCACAATTATTCGGATCTGGTTTCCTACGTCATGGATGCCAATCCCACCAGCGCCAATGCCCAGGTTCTCTACCAAACCACGGTGCGTTTAAGTGTCTCTAGTGCGAATGCACCCGTTACCTTTAAGGTCAATGAAATCGGGGTTTGGGCCCATTTGCCCGGTGGTCCGCTCATTCTTTTTGCCTATGCCACGACCGGCGATGATACCGGCGATACGGTCACGCCGAGTCTTCCCGATAGTGCCGTTGTCCGAGATTACGCGCTTTTAATCGCCTATTCTCAAGATGCCCCGGTTTCGACCACAATCACTTTGACGCCGGTCATCCAATTGCATGGGGCCAATCACCGGGGCACTGGTATTGATCCAATCGGGTTAGCCGATACCGTTAGCAGTGGTTCGCTTCGAGCGATTCCCAATGATCCGACCCAAGTTTTAATTGGTACCCATCAATGGGCGCCGATCCCCCATCATGCACCGACGCATTTGGATAATGGAGTCGACCCGATCCCGGTTGCCACCATTGCTCGCACCGGATCTTTGCCAAAGCTCAGCGGCAATCAATCCGATGCATTAGCCGGCGATGGCAGTTGGCAAAACCGATTTTTACCGCCGGGCGTGATGATGGATTTCGCCGGCGATACGGCGCCAGGTGGCTGGCTTTTGTGCGATGGATCCGAAGCGAGTCGGACCACTTTCCCGGCGCTCTTTGCCATTATCGGCATCAAATACGGTGCCGGCAATGGAACCACCAGCTTTAATTTGCCTGATGCCCGGGGCCGGGTTGCCATCGGTGCAGGGCAAGGGAGCGGCCTAACCAATCGTACATTGGGCCAATCGGGGGGAGCCGAAGCATTGCCGATCGGACTCAATGAATTGCCTCCGCATATTCACCCGGTGAATGATCCGGGCCATTTACATACCCTGACTGATCCGGGGCATAATCACCCGCATTCTGATCCCGGTCATAGCCACGGTATTACCCAAACGCCGCACGGGCACGCGATCACCGATCCGGGACATGTCCACCCGTTAAATTCACTTCCTAACACCTCGGGCGGAGCTGGTCCGGTGGGCGGAGTAATTACCCAACAGCCTGGCCCGACCGACACCACCTATTCAGCACAGACTAGGATTGGGATAGTTGCTGCTGACGCTAATCTATCAATCAATTCTAATCCCTCAAATGTGATCAATGTCGCCGGGCCCACTGGTATAAGTGTTCAAAGTCAGCCGACCGGCATTTCGGTTGGGGCCTCCACTGGAGCTGGCGCGGCTCATAGTAGTCTGCAACCGTTTTTTGTGACTAACAAAATCATTAAAACATGATTCCGGTAACGGTTACGCCCCAATTCCCGAGCTCTTTTGCGGTTTCGCTTTATGTATTCCGAAACCAGCTTTGGAAACCCGATTTTCAAATCATTGATGACTCCGGCAAGACCCTCGATCCGACCAGCGCCATTCTCGCCTTAATTATTGCTCCGCTCTTGAGTGATGGACTAAGGCTTGATTCCGCGGTCTTAGCTAAAAAGACTTTCACCGTTGATGCATCTAAATCAGCAATCTTTTCCTTTTCCGGTTTGGAAACAAAGACCTTAGCAATTGAAGGAAGTTACCGCTGGTATTTAGAACAACAGATCGCTGCAGAAAGCTCCGTCCTGAGCGCGGGCCCGCTCGTCGTAATGGATGCGCCGATTTTCCCACCCTAATTCCAAAATTCCTGTAACCCTTATGAAACGATTATCAATATTCCCTTTGCTGCTATTCGCTAGCTACGCTAACGCCCAAGTATGTCCCGAATGTGGCCGTGGCCAAATGCTCTTGGCCCAAAATGCAACGCCACCGAGCGAATCGCTGGAACCGATTCCCAATACCGGCCTTGGTTCCCAATTACTCGGCCAATTGCAAGTCTCGGCCATTATCGGGCATATGATGGTTAAAGGGATTTTGGATAAAAACGCGCGCCCAAATATTCTGGTGATCATGGCCGATGATGTCGGGATCTGGAATCTGTCTTGCTATCACCGCGGCCTCATGGGTGGTCGGACTCCGAACATTGATAAAATAGCAAGCCAAGGCGCGATCTTTACTGCTTACTATGGCCAACAGAGTTGTACCGCTGGCCGGGCAACCTTTCTGACTGGTCTTTCGCCCATGCGAACTGGGCTTGCCAAAGTCGGCTTACCCGGGGCGGCCGAAGGCTTGCAAGATAGCGATCCGACATTAGCCGAGCACTTGAAAGCTTTGGGTTATAGCACCGGACAATTTGGTAAGAATCATTTGGGTGATTTGAATAAGTTCCTTCCGACTGTCCACGGGTTCGATGTTTTCTTCGGATTCCTTTATCACCTCAATGCGCTCGAGGAACCATGGCAAAGCGGTTATCCGCCAGCCCCATTTTATGCCAACTTCGGGCCGCGTGGAATTGTGGATTGTCGGGCCAGCCTAATTGATGATCGGCGCACTGATCCACGCTGGGGCCAGGTCGGCAAGCAAACCATTACTGAGGAAGGACCATTGCCGCCATGGCCAAACATGGCAACCCCAAAAGGAATGCCATCGCCCAAATATGATATGACCACCTACGATGAGGTTGTTACCGATAAGACAATCGATTTCATGACCACGGCCGCCCGCCGGAATAATCCGTTTTTTGTTTGGTACAATCCGAGTCGGATGCACGTTTGGACGAACCTCTCGGATAAGTGGAAAGGTAAATCAGGGTACGGGTTGTATGCCGATGGAATGATGGAACTTGATTCCAATGTCGGCCAATTGCTCGATACTCTGGATAAGCTCGGGATTGCGGATAATACGATTGTGCTTTTCACGACCGATAACGGTGCCGAGCTCATGACCTGGCCCGATGGCGGTAACACACCATTTCGCGGTGAGAAGGGCACCACGTTCGATGGTGGGTTTATTGTCCCATTGGTAGTAAAATGGCCGGGCGTCTTGGAACCAGGCACCGTAATCAACGATATCATGAGCGCAGAAGATTGGGTTCCGACTCTGACCGCCGCGGCCGGCAATGACAGCCTAACCCAAGATCTTTTAAAGGGCACAAAGATTGGCGACAAGAGTTTCAAGGCGCATTTAGACGGTTACAATATGTTGCCTTATTTCGCCGCAATCACGCTTAAGCGAAAAGATGTCAGCGATCCGCGCCAAGAGTTTTTTTACTTCAGTGATAATAGCGAATTATGCGCGGTTCGATACGGGGATTGGAAAATCAATTTCAAGACCTTCGAAGGTAATCTCTTAACTGGCGAAACACGCCAGGCCAATGTGCCGTTAATCGAAAATTTGCGGATGGATCCCTTCGAACGATTCCATGAGGAATCGATGCTCTACGGCGAATGGTTTATGCGCAATGCCTGGGTACTAGTGCCGACTCAAAAAATTGTCGGCCAATTCATGGCCACTTTCAAAGAATACCCGCCCAGCCAGGCTGGCGGCAATTTCGGCGTTATGTCGATGCAACATGATTATGATGAGTTGAGCGGCGCTCCGACCATGGGGAAATAAGCAATCACGCAATGGATCAGGCACAGATAACAAAGATGGTCGCGGCCGTTGGCGGCGGTCTACTATTGGTGATGCAGACCTATACCGCAAGCCAAGTGCCGGGAATTGAGCACGGTCAAGATGAGATTAAACAAGAGTTGCTCGTCGATATCCAAAGCAAACACTACGAGGTCTTAGAGAAAATTCTTGAAGTCGATGGGGCGAACCAAAGAGAGATGATCAAATATCTGGATGAGATCGACAAAACTTTGAAAGAACAAACGAAAGGTAATTAAATGGCAGCTAAACACCGTCAGGAAATGGGCCAGGCGATTGTTGAATTTGAAGGCCGTTACAAGGACCGAAAACTGCAAGTTTATACGTTGCCGATGGGCGACGGCGGAGGCGCTTATGAGATTGCTGGGATCAACGACCGTTATCACCCTACGATGGCAAACAAACTCAAGAGACTGATTGAAAGTGGTGGGCACACTCAAGCCGAGAAAGAAGCGGCCGCCTACATCGAAGAGTACACCCGCCCGGTACTAAAGTTCTTTCCGGATGCGGCGACCGCTGAAGCCAATGCGGCCATCGAGTTTATCTTGCGCGACACGGCATTTAACCGTGGGGCAAAAGGCGCTGCGACCGTACTTCAGATTGCGCTTGGCATGACGGCGATCGACGGGGTCGTTGGACCCGCGACTCATCGGGAATTTGCCAAACAGTTAAAAGAACTTGGTCCTGAAAACATTCTCCGGCGATTAACCCAAGCGCGGCAAACCTACGAGCGGACTTCCTACCCATGGAAGAAAAGTACGCGGGATGAAAATTCCAAATTCTGGAAAGGCTTGAGCAGCCGTTGGAGTAAAGCCCATCAGGTCGCTACCACCCGATTCGTATAATCCCTGAAATTTTAGCGAACCAAACACCCCAAATAAAAATAATATGCAATCGCATCTAGTTAAAATCCAAGTCTCCTACTGGCTGAGAGTGCCCAAAGGCTCTGTCCCAGATATTGATAATTCATTACCGGCACTCGATCCAGAATATGGACAATTGCCGATTGGACCGGCTCAGCCAGGGCAACCGGCCCATCCGATTTATCGACCCGGGGCTAGACCGATCGATCCGGCTTATGGAATCGAAGAAGGCCAAGTGGAACCACCGATCTTTTTCCCAGGTGATCCCGAACAAGGATTGCCACCGATTGTGGGCTGGCCTTTGCCAGAAGAAGGCACTCCAGCGCACCCATTACCTCCGACCATCGAAAGGCCAGTGGACCCAGCTCATCCAATTGCGCCTGGTGGCCGACCACCGCGGCCAGGTCATCCGATTGCGCGGCCGCCGGTGATTTATCCGGGTAGACCCGAACAAGGACTACCGCCGATTGTGGGCTGGCCTTTACCAGAGGAAGAGTGTTCACCAGTCGCAAAAATATAAATTTTGTTCGCCGGAACAACTCGGGTTGGTGGATCTATTTGGGAAATCGTTCCGAGCCAGCCCGAGATTTTCGTTATGATCGCCACCTATGCCATCAATATTGATTGCGGGCGTGATTATACCCTCGATTGCACTTGGAAAACCACCGATGGTAACCCGGTCGATCTGACTGGATTCGGGATCATTCTTACGCTCAAAACTCAGCTTAGTGATCCGGATCCAGGTTTTTATGAAGCACCCGCGCCGACGGTGGCGAACTTAGTTTTGGGTAAATTCAGTTTTACCATTCCCAATAATCTAACCGTAGCATTTACACCGGGGCAAGCGGTCTACGAAATCGCCACTAAATCGCCCAGCGGTTACAAAACTAATTTGTTAGGTGGCCAAGCTAACATTAATCAAAGCATCAAGCGGACGATTCCTTAAAAAAAGCTTATGCCTTCCGATAATTTAGTCACTAGCCCAAGCCAGGTTTTGACGGGAACAGTAATTGAACCCGTCATTCTCCAAAGTCAGACCATTAAAGGAGAACAAGGCGCAATCGGGCCGGTTGGTCCGCAAGGTACGCCGGGACCGGTCGGACCCCCGGGCAGCAGTATCATTATCAAGGGCACCGTCCCGACCGCGGCCAATTTACCAACGACCGGCAATACGATTGGCGATCTTTGGGTAACCTCTGATACCGGGCATGGTCATAGCTGGAACGGAATTGCCTGGGTGGATACCGGTCCATTGCAAGGGCCAGTGGGACCGCAAGGAGCGACCGGGCCAATCGGCAACCCGGGCCCACAAGGAGTCAAAGGCGATCCCGGTATAACCGGCAATACTGGACCGGCTGGTCCCCAAGGGCCGATCGGGCCACAAGGCCTACAAGGTGTGCAAGGTGTGCCCGGTGCTGTCGGAGTAGGTCCGACTGGTACTGTCATTGCTTTTGCTGGTGCCGCTGCACCGCTCGGATGGTTTCTCTGCGATGGATCAACAAAGTCACGAACGACGGAAGCGGCGCTTTTTGCTGTCATTGGTACAATCTATGGAACGGGCGACGGTAGCACTACTTTCAATCTGCCAGATGGTCGAGGACGCACTATGATCGGTGCAGGTCAGGGCATAGCTCTGACTAACCGCCTATTGGGAGCTAAAGCAGGTGAGGAAAATCATCAGTTGACGATCGCTGAATTAGCCTCACATACTCACATTCAAGATCCGCATACTCATGACATCTATGCATTTGCGGGTGCTGTAGCTGGTGGAACCTTTCGAGTAATGGAAAATACGCTGCAATCTGGTTACATTGGCGACAGCGTCGCTACTAACCAGAATACCGGAGGCAACGGTGCGCATAATACAATGCCGCCGTTTCTGGCAGTTAACTACATCATCAAAAACTAACTCAGGCAATCTTCGGCCTAGATCCGAGTGAAGTGTACGTAGCCGTCCTGGCCGCGCGTCGCGCTAAGCTGACTGTTGTACCATTGGCGGAGCCGGTATCGGAGTTGATGGCTGGCAATGCGACGTTCAAAGGTCTCGATTTTCATTCGGCAGAGTGGGGTTTTGTAGATTTTCATTGTTCATTTCCTTCCTTCTATGGTCGCCAACCTTCGTCAAAAAGGCGTCTAACAAAAACATCACTTCCGAAGCTCATATTCAGAGGTTCATCGCCTGGCAATGTCGAAAAATGAAAAATAAAAGATCCCGGTGGGCTGATGGTATGGGCCCAAGAGGTTTTGAATGGTCCGTCATGAATCACGGGATCATCATTATCTTGCTGCCATAGGCTACCAATATCTTGACCATTAATTACGGCTATTCCCGGCCATTGCCCAGGAGTCAGCATTCGCTGCAATTGTTGTTGGGGAGTCATTTCGAGTAAAATCTTTCAAAACAAATGCATTGCACTTTTTGTGGTGGTTGAAAAGGGAATTTGGCAAAATTTTCGCATAAAACACCGTTACAAAACCGTTACAGATTACATGAGCGCAAAGCTCGTGTGTTCATTATCAACGACTTAGAACAATTTTGCGATTGCCCTTTGGAGGCGCCTATCTTGGTTCGAATCCAAGCGCGGTAGTTCCCTAGGAGATCAAGTCTAGAAGCCGATCGGCAGAGGAGAAACCCTCTCAAATTCCAGGACATCGAAAGGATTAAAGAGTATCAAACAGGTGTAAATAAGGCTTGCAAAACTGGTACAACTGAGCAATTCATAGCGCCTCGATTTAAAAAGTCTGTTACAGAATGAAAGCTAAATATTATCCGTCCCGAAATTGTTACCGGGTTATTGTGCCGGCGCGGCTCAGCCAAACCGGGCGAGAACAGCAACTTTATTTCAAAAAGAAAGAGGATGCCGAAGCGAAGATCCGGGAATTTGTAATCCCGTCGCAACGTTTGATTCAAATCAACTCAGAACGGCAGCATTTTCTCGAAACCGCGGAACGCACTTTTGAATCTCTCGATCAAATGATTGAGGCCGGCCGGCATTACCGGAGCACGATTTTGAGCGTCAACAAAAAGGCGACCCTGGAAGAAGCGGCTAGCGATTTCATTTATATTCACTGCCAGCATGAGGAACTAAATCCGCGCACGATCGCCGATCGACGCCGGTGCATTCTTCGACTTTCTGAAGCGATGGGCCCGATTCAGTGCACTGATCTCACCGCCCAAAAGCTGAGAGATTATTTAGCGCCGATCAAAGCCGGATCCACCCGCAAGAGTCACCGCAAGAATATTTCGCCCTTCATTGGTTGGCTCAAAACCTCGGGCTACCTAGCGACCAATTTAATGGATGACGTTCCCTCAACCGATCGGTGGGGAGTAAATGACGAATATCTCCAGATCGATATTTTTCGCCGTATTTTATTTGTATGTGCCGGTCTGGAACAGAAGCAGCCAACGGATTATTTCAAACGGCTTTTGCCATTCTACGTACTCCGCGGGCTGGCCGGCATGCGCCGCTGTGAAATCATTTCCTCGCACCCGGGCGATTCAGTGATTGAATGGACCGATATTCTTTGGCAGAAAAATTTGATTTACGTTCGGGACGAAGTCGCCAAGCAAACCCAGGCCAAAGATCGGAAACGGCTTATTCCGCTCGAACCGGCGGCCAGGCAATGGTTGGAAATGGTAGCCAAGCCGGCGGGTCCGATGATCGAGATCAGTCAAAGCACGCTCCAACGGCTGCAAGCCGAGCTTTTCCACAAAATCAAGGTCAAGATGCCAGAGAACGCGCTGCGCAATTCCTACGCCACTTATGCGCTGACGTTCCGGTCGATGGGCGACGTCGCCAAAGCGATGGGCGATCTCGAAAGCACCGTGAAGCGGTTCTATGTTGGGGATATCTTAGAAGCCGAAACCGGCCGGGAATGGTTCAACCAATGCCCGAATCCGGAGCCGGCCGCGGGCAAGATCCTACAGATTGAGGCCGCATGAACCGAAAACAGGATCCGCTGAGCGATGAGGCGTGCGCAATCGTCTACGACGCCAAGTATGTTTGGGTATCCTATCAAGCTGGCTGGCAAGAATGCGCCCGTCGTGCGCTGATAGAGACCGACGGGTTAGAAGCGCGAATCAAGAACGACGCAGAAGAAATCAAGCGCCTGCGGGAGTTAGTGAATCTAGAACGCGAAGCGCTAGATCGAGGCCGCATGAATGAACAAGCTAAAGATTGGGTCATCTGGAGCGAAGAACACGCTGCGTGGTGGGCTCCGGGCCGTTGGGGTTATACCGAAAGCCTCGCCGCCGCTGGTCGCTACTCCAGAGAGGAAGCGCTCGAGATCTGCTCCAAAGCGAATCGCTATTGTGCGGCCGGCAGCTGGAAAGAGCGTGCTTTACCGGACCCGCTCAAGAGTTAATCTTTCTTTTTCCGAGGGCGCCCGCGTTTGGCTGGCGCCTTTTTTATTTCGACATCGGGCCGCATCACAAACCGGATCGGCCAATCCGGGTATTCGCCGCTTTCGACCTGGGCAATAAATTGCATGGCAACCGCTCGCAAAAAATGGGGCCGATTCGGGTAACCTCGATCCCTAAGGGCGCGATCAAATCGTATTCGTTCCTCATCGGTCATTTGGAAGCTTCCGACATTTTGACCGGGCATCTTGCGCCTATATTTACTAGAATGCACTTTCTTTGCCCTAATGAACATTACTGAAATCTCGCATTGCGGCAATTCGGCAAGATTTAGAGCTATGCAATGGAAAGATTCCGGTTTTTGGAAAAAAACCTGATTCTCAGGGACCGGGTTTATTCACACCTAGTTCGACAGGGAGGGGCAAATTTATTCAGAAATTATTCACCGAGTTATTCACAACTATGGGCGAGTCGTGCCAATTCTTGGCTTGCCAAATAGCTCTTTGAAAAATACCGTTTTGATTGCTCGTCAACTTCATTCTCAAAGGTTTTTATGGAATCGGATCGCGCTATCGCCTTAACCCGGGTTGCGTTTGAACTCTCGCCGGGCATTCGCCCACCTTAAACACCGAAAAAAAGAGAACCGGCTGAAACTGTAATTTCAGCCGGTCGCTTTAATTAAGCCTTTTAAGGAGCGTGTAACGCTCTTTTTAGTAACATTCTTCCGTTACCGGCCGCAAGTACAAAATAAAGTTTTGTACGCCTGATTGGGTTGTAAGGTTTTCGACTATTTTCAAGAAAGCTTTCGATGGATGCTTTCGAAAAGCTATTAGCGTTAGCTAGCGCTGAAGATAAGAAGAAAGCTCGCAGTTATCTCAAGCCTGGTCGCATCGCTCGGCTTTTGGCTTTTGCGCTTGCTGATGATGTTACCGATCTCGAAATCAAAACCATAGCGAATGAATTCGGCGTCGAACCCGATACGGTCAGAAACTGGTTCGAAAAGGAAAAAGCAAAAGGCCGATTTCGTCCTAAATCACTCCGCTAGCGTCCTAAATCACCCCGTTTGCGTCCTAAGTCGGGGGCTTGCCCTTCCCAAAATCAAAAGTGCCTTATCCTGATTCTACCGATCGAATCAGGTCGGCAAGATATGGTTCAAACGCTTTTAGGCACATTAAGCCAAACCCCGACGGTCGGAATATTGAAAGCAGCCCACGCTCTCGATGTAACTCCGCAAACTCTCCAACGCTGGGCGCGGCTCGGTTATTTGAAGGGGATCGCCTGGAAAACTCCGGGCAAACAAGGCCAATGGAAATTCAAACGAGCTGAGCTCGAAGAATGGTACAAAAACCGCACCCGCTAAAATATAGCTATGGGCCTCGATTCTCAAGCTTTACCGGATCATATCATTGGCAAGATTGCGGAGCCGGCCGAACGAAAGCGCTTCATCACATTTGAACAGCGCTTAGCTAAACGGCAAAAGGATGATGAAAAGAAATTGCGCGATTCCATAATCGGCTTCTGTTTGCGTCATCGCATCAATGCCGTTGGTAGTGATCCTACTCGGCGATCGAGACTTCCAAAAGGACATCCCGATCTTTTGTTAACTAAAGATAATCGATGTCTGCATGTGGAATTGAAGGTCCGCAACAATAAACTTAGCCGGGATCAATATGATTACATTGCTTGGCTAAGAGAATGCGGAAACGAGACATTTATTGTCGAAGATTACGCCGACGGAAGCCGGCGAATTAGTCAATGGTTTGGATTATGAATGAGATTTTGATTTTTCTTTGTGGGCTCGAGGCGATTCTAATTAGCGTTTTGCTTATTTTGGTTGTCTACGTTTGGCCGCGCAAACCCAAACCGTTAATCGTGCCGGCCCGGGATAGTAACGGTCGGCGAATTCAAGAGCGAATTTAACAATATAGATTATGGTGCAAATTGTTATTGATTTGATGTCGCAATGGAAGACGGCAAAAATTCACCCACTTTGCCAAGCTTTCCCGGCTCTTACGGAAACAGAGTACGATGAGCTTAAGGAGAGTATTCGGGCAAATGGTCAGCTTGAGCCGATCGTTGTTAATTCTAAGGGTCTAGTTCTCGATGGGCGCCATCGTTACCGGGCCTGTTGTGAATTGCAAATTACTCCGGTTATTATGTCGATCGAGGAGTTTTGCAAAGTTAATCGGCATGAAAGCATCCCGAGTGATGAACAGTTTATCTTCGACCGAAATTTTAATCGGCGAAGTCTCACTCCGGCCCAACGCATGTTAGTTGCACTGGACTTTCTTGGAAAGATCACTATGACAAACGAACTAAAAAAGAGAGTTAGTAAGTTTCAGAAAGGACAATCCGGAAATCCTACTGGAAAGCCAAAGGAGCAGGTGAACCCCAAATGTGGTTCACCATCTGAACCACGCGATCTAACAAAGATGCACGCACAGTCGACGATCGGTCAAATCGCGGCGATCGGCGGTGGATCACGGCGTCAGGCTACTTATGCGGTCGCCGTTGATAAGGATCCCGAGGTAAGAACGCAAGTGATGAATGGTCAATTAACGTTGAAACAAGGTAATGATCTGGTTTCGCAAAAGACTAACGAAAAAGAATCTCAACCATTAGTTAAAGGCAAAACATTGCGCAGTAGCCAAAACCAGAACAATGAATCTACGAAAAAACAATTCGAACGAACCTGGCCGAAATATTGGCAAAAGTTTCTAAGTAACTTTCCGCCGGAATTTGCGGCTTTGATTCATGAGCTCGCGCAAGACGCGATCCTTTCCGACCTCGAAAAGTTCAACTGCTAAAATTTTATGGGAAAGCTAGAGAATCGCCCACCGGGCACACGACTGTTGCTCAGTCTTATTCATGAGAGCGATATGACCACGGCCCGGTTTTTGGCTGAGATCGTCGATAATAGCAAGTATGCGAAGGCGGGCTTGCTTGATATAACAATTGGACCTGATGAAATGCGCGCATCTGATAACGGACAAGGTTGCTCAGACGCGCGACGTATCGTTGACCTAGCGGTTGAGCCAGAACAAGACGTCGAAAAAATCGGCTTCTTTGGCGTTGGTGTCAAGACAGGCTCCATGCCATTTGTTTCCATTATGGAAGCGCACACGAAGACAGCGAAGCAAACGAATGGAACGGCACAACGTGCTGATTGGGACGGCATGATCGAAAGCGGACAGTTTTTATATGAGGAAATTGAATGCATCCAAGCGGAAATCGGAACGACGGTAGTTTTCCGCGAATTTCGTGAAGACGCATTTCATGATCTGGCTCGCGCCATGAAAGAACTTCCTTATTTATTTGAGCATTCATTACGATCCGGCTTCGGTATTCGAATTAATGGCACCCAGTTAGAAGCGCCAACTGCAGTCGAACTGATTAATGCGCGCTCTGGTGATGGTGAATGGCATAGCAAACTTTACGAATGGCGAGCCGGCGTCTTACCGGCTAACGACACGAGCCGAAAATGCGGCTGGACGGTCATCTATAATGGTCATCGACGAATCGTTACTGGCTTTACTGAGACCGGCTTTGAGAATTATTCACCGGAGCGATTTTACGGTGAGATTATCGTTTATGATGTCGCCCCGGTTCGATGGAAATTGAACAAATATAAGAACGGGTTAAACGAATTACGTAAATTGGCGCGTCATCTTTTTACGCATATTGAACCGGTCCTTCGCGATCTCAAAAAAGAAGCGAACATTGTCAATTTTCCTATTGGTGCGCCGGTGGTCGCAAAATTCTTGGAAAAACACTTTGCTAAACGTTTGATGCCTCAAGCGCAAGGTAAGGAGATTAGGAAACCTGGAGGCAAACGCCCGGGTATTGGAAACGGAGAGGAAGGAAATTCGCCTGGCGAACCAAAGACGAGAAATGTTAATCGGGTTGATCCGCTTCAATCCGGCAAAGCCCATGGGAAAGCGAAAAATCCGCCAGTAATTAATGTCGAATATCGGGAGTTAGGTCCTCTCCAACCATTATTTAACGTTTACGTTAATGGTGACGCCCGTCACGTTGCCGGAATTAATGTCTGCATAAATACTGACCACCGATTCACTGATTGTATTAAAGAAATTCCGTGGTTGATGAACGTCACAGCATATTTTGCCGTGATTTTGAAGTGGTTCATCGATATCGAAAAAGCTGAACAATCAACATTGGGATCGGGAGAACTTAACAATTTCGATCGAGCTTCTGAACTTTTTAGCGCGATGGCAACGGAGGTCGTCGCAGCAATTCGCATTAATCGACCATAATATTATGAACACCGACGAAGAGTTCGCTATTTTCTGGCAAAACTTTGATCCCAATTATCGCTACAACGAAAAGACCCGAGAATTTGTTCGCCGATTATGGGAAGTGGTCCGCAATTATAACCACAAAGCAACTATGAATCCGGAAATGAGCTTAACCAATGACTACAGAAACCAGTAATCAAGAAGCCTCACTAATGGCCCGCCTAGGGCCAGTCGCCATCGGCCGGAACGGATTCAAGCTTGAATCAATGGATGATGTCTTCCGATTCGCGAAAGCGGTCGCGCTGTCGCAACTGTGCCCGCAAGGGTTCAATGAAACTGATTGTTTTGTTATTATCGCAAACGGGTACGAAGTCGGGATGTCGCCCATGGCAGCATTGGCGTCAACCTATGTAGTTAATAATCGGGCAACTATCTTTGGTGATATGCCGCTGGCGTTAGTTCGGCAAAGCGGGTTACTCGAGAATTACGAACAGGAATATTTGGGCAAAGAATATGATGACGATTTCCGGTGCGTAGTCACAACCAAACGCAAAGGTGCCGCTAAGCCAATGGTGACAAGCTATTCGGTGGCCGATGCGAAACGGGCTGAGCTTTGGGGCAAGATGAGTAAAGATGGGAACAAAAAAACCCCATGGGTGACCGCACCTCAACGAATGCTCCTTTTCCGGGCCCGGGCCTTTAATTTGCGCGACAATTTTGGCGATGTCTTGAAAGGTTGCGCCATTGGCGAACTCAATGATGATTTCGGTGAGGAGCCAGGTTTTAGCCGAGCTAAAACTGCCGAGGGCCGAATTGTTGAACCGAATTTGCCGCTCGTGCCAGCTCCGGCCGAGACTCCGAAACGCTGGCCAGGCCGGCCCAAAAAAGACAAAGAGCCAGGCCCGATGCCAGAACTCATCAAGGAAGCGCCAGGAACGCCGAGCGGCCCGGATGATGACCCGACCTTGGTCGAGCTAGGGGGCTCAGCGAAATCGGCGCCTGAAGCCAAATCTGAGCCACCGCGGCCATTAGTCGAACAACTCAAAGCGAAATTAACCGAAGCCAAACGGAGCCCGCAAGATTTTGTACTTCTCTTGCGGCGCTTTGCGCTCTTGGAAGCGGAAATCCCGATGGAAGAAATTCCGGATTCGACGTTGAAACTGGCCTTGGATGATTGGCCGGTCATTCTGCAAACTTTCCAGGATTTAGTCGTATGAATGATGAACGGCGCGGCCTCCCCTCGGCTTCGGCAATGTACCGACTCGAACAGTGTCCGGGATCCCATCATTTTATCGGCCAATTACGGGACCAAGGGTTGTTGTTAGATTTACCGAATAAATACGGGTCCAGCGGCACCAAAATTCACGCCTGGCTCGGGGCCAGGCGCACCGAGCGCGAAAAGCTAGAACTCTCAAGCGATGAACTTTTCACGGCCGGGGCTTGCGAAAAACTGCGCGACGAACTGATTGGGCAATGGTTTGGCAGTTTGATCGACGTCGATGATCCACCGCCCAATTTGGCGATCCTTCGGGAAAAGCGCTTCTGGTATCGGCGCGGGATCGTTCCGGTTTTTAGCGGTCAAATCGATGTGGTTATTATCGACCGCAAAAAAGACCGGGCCTGGAATTGCAATTATAAAACCGGGCGAATCGAGCCGGAACCTCTTCCCGACAATCGGCAATTGCGCGTCGAAACGGTGCTTCTCAAGAGTGCCTTCGGCAGTTTGAAAGAAATCCAAGCCTCGATTGTCGAGCCGTGGGTGAGCTGGGAGCGCGAATTTGTGCGCTATGATGAATCGACCCTGCCGGCAGCCGAAAGCCACGTTTTGCAGATTGTCGATCGCTTGAGCTGGGACACCGAGACTTTTAATGCCGGCGAGTGGTGCCGCTATTGCCCAGCTCGGGTCCGGTGCAAGGCGGCGCGGGATTTTATCAGTCAAACCTACCGGGTCGCCAAAGCTTTCAACGCCAACCTGGCCAATTTTCCGCGGGGCAAAGATGGGGATAAAATCATCGACAATATCGCGCTAGTCCGCGGGCTTTTGGATTCGATCGAAGACGGTTACAAAAATGTTTTAGCTACCGAGCCCGAAGCCCTCGAGGGCCATTATTTGCATGAAGGCAAGCGCAACCGATGGATCACAAATTTGTCGGCTGCTCGCCAAACTTTGGCTCCGCTTTTGTCGGGCGAAGAATTCGACGATTGCGCTCGCTGGAGTGTTTCCCGGCTTGAGAAGCGCTTTTTGGCTAAGGGCAATCTCAAAGGCGAAGAGGGCGAAGAGGCATTCGCCTCATTCATGGGCCAGCTCATCGGAACGACGAACGACGCGCCTTATATTTCCAAAATCACCAAAGCCGAGCGGACCCGGCGCGCGGAAAAAGCAAAAGCGCTCACCCAATGAAAGCCGAGCTCACCCTTTGCCCATGGTGTCGCAATGAAACCAGCGAACGCGTCGTTCGATGTGACCGGGTCGATGCCTGGGGTGAGATCTGGTTTGGCGAATGCGGATGTGGCGCCCGCGGGCCCCAGGCCGAGAGCAAGGAACAAGCAATGATTGAGTGGAACAGTTGGTTGATCAACACTTGGATTTTTTTCCAAAAGCAAAAAGCAAACAAGGTGGAACCAAAAACATGAAAGACAGCATTGACGATTTTTCAAATGGAGAATTGGCAGCCGATCTCGATTTACTTGGGCTTTCCGGTTTTTACGAGCCGGGTGATGAAACCCATCGGATTTCTGGCAATGGGCGCGATCCGCACAGTGAGCCCATTAATCGATCGACACGTCATTTGATTGGCGGTTCAGCAATTAGTTACGTCCACAAACCGATCGAGCCAGGCAGCTGCTTACTCGGAAACCGATATTTAACCCGGCGTTCGGGCATGTTTTTCGTGGCACCCAGCGGGCAAGGCAAATCCACTGCCGTAATGCAAGCCACGGTGTGCTGGTGCTGCGGTCGGGAATGTTTCGATATTGTTCCGGCCCGACCGATTCGAATCAATTTAATTCAAGCCGAGGACGACGATGCGGATTTGAGCGACATGGCTCGAGTAATCGACCATTTGCATTTTACCGGCTCAGAGCTCGAGCTCATTGGAAAAAATTCTTGGATTGAAACCATCAATGATCAAGTGGGCTTAGATGCAATTTGTGCGATTGACAATATTTTGGATCAACGACCCTGTGATCTTTTAATTCTTAACCCCTACACCGCATATCTCGGCGCCAGCATCATGGACGATGAAGCCAATTCACTTTTTCTGCGCCGTGATCTCCAAGCAATGCTCAACCGCCACAATTGCGCCGGATTAGGCGTTCACCACACGCCAAAAACCAATTTTCGATCTCGAATCGATAAATGGTCGACTATGGATTGGATGTATTCGGGTGCTGGTGCCTCGGTGCTCACCAATTGGGCTCGCGCAATTCTGGCCATGGAACCGGTCGGCGAAAGCGGAATTTACAAATTTATTGCGGCCAAGCGCGGGCAACGGATTGGCTGGGAAGAAAAAGCCAATTATTTTAAACACGATACTCGGCCCGGGGTTTTGCTTTGGTCAAAAGCCGAAGCGGCCGAGATTGCGGCCGCTACCGGCACCAATCGCCACTCCATTGAATCTGAAACAATCGTCCAAGCCGTTCCCGTCCTGGATGGAATCTCAATGACGCGTTTACGAAAAGCACTCGAAGAGAAAGGCGCAACTCAGCGTTCGGCGAAAATCGCGATCGATCTCGCCTTGGAGGATCAGCTCATTCACGTTCAAGAGATTCGGGGCTCGGGACGAGCGACTCGAATCAAAATGATCCATCGCGGAAGTGACGATTTGCTAAATGGGGTGATTAGTCCATGAACGTATGTAAGCGGTGGAGTGATGGAGGACTGAGCGCGTGCGTATATACTAACGCACGCGCTCAGTCCATCACTCCATCCTTTACTTAAGGTGGACTGTGCACTGATCAGGATTAATCAATGAGTGTGATCAGTCCTTATGAAACCATACTGCCATGCCTACCCCAGAATAAGAAATTGGCACCGATGAATAACGATGACATTTATCATGCCTATAAACTTTACCAAGCTAGCGCTATGGACTCGCGCTATGATGATTTCGTTGCTCGCGATTGTTTCGTGGCTGGTTGGCTGCAAGGGGCCGCCCAAAAATTGGAAGCCGTGGAAAAAGAACGCTTGTCGCTGAAATTACGTTTTAGAGCTGGACATCTAAGCCGGGAAGAGTTTGTCGCACAAATGATCGATACCTTTCCACCGACAGCAAATAAGGAATTGCCGCCATGAGCGTAGATGGATTTTTGATAATTACTGGATCTGATGAACAACCGAACAATGAAGATGATCGTTACCAAGCTCAAATTGGTTCCGCCCTTGATTCCACCAATTGTGCGGTGCTGATTCAGACCACCATTCGATAGGTGCCCGCCCGGGTCCTGTTTCTCGCATTTTGCAAGACGGGCTCCGCCGATCCTCAATTTTTAGCGAAAAAGATCGAATAAAATAATCTTGATGCGATGATATGTTCGCGATGGGTGCGGCGACAGACATCAGCCCACGAATAAAGAAAGTTCATCCGGCGTTAGCGCATCGGGTGCGTTTGGAAAAAGCGCGCGCGGATAGCTTGGAATTGGATTTGGTGGAACGGCGTGGTCATTTGATTTCGGTCGAGGAAATCAAGGCTCGAATGGAAAAGATCTTTGGCACAGTGCGGCAAAAGATATTGCAATCGAGCTTAGCGCCGAGCGAACAAGACGAACTGATCAACGATCTGGCCGGGCTAAAAAAAAACTCAAGGGCAAAATAGCGCCTGGGCTATTGGTCGCTTTTGATGTCTTTAAGGCCCCGGAACGCTTGGCCCCGAGCCAGTGGGCAAAGCGGCGCCGGACATTACGACAAGGCTTGAGTGCGCGCCCGGGGCGGTTTGTGCCATTTCCCTATCAGATCGAGCCGATGGATTTGGTGCTCGACGAGCGCTATAACTCGATGACCCTGATGTGGGCGAGCCAGGTCTTAGGAAAAACGGAGATCATCACCATTCTGATTGGCTGGGTGATCGAGCTACAAGCGGGCGGGATAATGATGGTGTTACCAACGATCGCGATGGCGCATTCCTGGAGTAAGCTGAAACTCGGGCCGATGCTCGAGGATACGCCGGGGGTGAGCGACATGGTGTTCGAGGGCAAGGGGCCAAAAGCCCAGAGCACGGTACAACTCAAGATTTGGGCCAGCGGATTTCTGGTGATCGGGGGAGCGAACTCGCCGGCTGGTTTGAGCATGTTCAGTTGCCGGTTTACCTGTTTCGATGAGGTCGACCGCTATCCGGAAAGTGTCGGCAACATGGACCACCAGGAAGGGGATCCGATTGCGGTAGCTGAACGCCGGAGTGAAACCTTTCCGGATTCTTTTTCGATCCATACTTCGACACCGACGGTGAAAAATTTCAGCCGGATCGAGGCGGAATATTTGGAGACTGACCAGCGGAAATGGTTTGTGCAATGCCCGGGGTGCAAAGGCGAGTTTGTGATCATGTGGCGCGATATCCGGTGGGACAAGGGACCGGCGGGCGAAAATCTGGTGGAAACCGCGCACCTGATTTGTCCGAAATGTGGGGTTCGGCATGATGACCCGGCGCGTCAGAAAATGGTGATGGCGGGCAAATGGGTAGCGACCAATCCGCGGGTCAAGGATAAACCGGGATTTTGGGCTAATGCGTTTTTATGTCTGTTACGCGGCAAACGCAAATATCGGAACCGGCTCCATCAATGGGCGGCCGAATTTTTGGAAGCCAAACACAAGGGGCCGGAAGTGTTACGGACATTTGTGAATACGGTATTTGCCGAGAGTTACGAAGAAGAAAGCGATAAACCACCGGAACCAGAAATGCTTTACGCACGGCGGGAGATTTATGACGAGGACGAGAATGGCGAAATGATTTTGCCAAAAGGCGTGTTTTTTTTAGTGGTGGGAGCGGATGTGCAACAAGACCGGATTGAAGCGGAAATATTAGGGATCGGGGCTTTGGAAGAAACCTGGGGGATCGAATATAAAATATTCCGCGGAAACACCGATACGCCGCAACTATTCGGTGAACTCGACCAATGGCTTTTAAAGCGTTGGAAACATCCGAGTGGTCATTGGCTAGCGCCGGCTTGTGCCTGTATTGATGCGGCCAATAAACCCGAACAAATCTATGCTTATGTGCGCCGGTGCGCGCCACGGCTGGTGTACGCTTCTCGGGGTCAACGCGGGTACGTATCGAACTGGGTTAATCGGAGCGCCGGCCGCAACCCGCGGCTATTTATTTTGAAAGTGGACGGAGCCAAGGAAGGCCTTTATTCCCGGTTACGGCTGGTGGAACATGGGCCCGGGTTCCAGCATTTTCCGCTAAATAGCCAAGCGGGCTATGATTCGACCTACTTCAAGCAATTGGAAAGCGAATCAATGCGGACCAGTTTCGTGGAAGGGCGCCAGGTCCGTTATTTTGATTTACAGACTGGCGGCGCCCACAATGAAGCGCTTGATGCCCGGGTTTATGCGCTGGCGGCCAAAGAAATCTTGGATCCGGACTATGGGGCGATCCAAAAGAATTTGGACCGAGCGCCGCTGAACGATTGGCGCTCGAAGCCGGCCGCGCCAGCGCCGGAAAAAAAGGATGATCTGGCCAGTATCCTGACCCCACCTCCACCAGCGGAAGGAGCGAAACGGGTGCGACCGACTAATTTTGGCCGGCAGCGCGGTTGGTCCAGTGCCTATTAGCGAGCGAGCTCTGTGGCCATGGCGGCACCCTTTCTTCCGACCCGGCATCATCCGGAGGGGGCGATTTATTGTTTTAGGAGCGATTACGCTCAAGCTCTGATTTTAGATTGGCAAAAAAACCGGAACGGTTCACTGGAAGAACTGCTGCAATATTCGGTGCCGCTGGCCCGCTCGATTATCCAAGGGCTGAAAACGACGCAATACGCGGAAATGGCCGAACTGGTGAGCCGGATCCAGATCAAATTAGCAACCAGTTTGCACTGTTTTGATGCAACCCGAGGAACCGCTTACAGTTTTGTCTCTAAAGTAATCAAATCGGTCCTGGCCAATGTGGTCCAAGAAAGCCGGCGTTATCGTTCGCTCTACACCGAACTGGATTTGGATAAGCGCGACCCGGCCACCAACGATGCCTGGAAAGATTTCAAGGAAGAGCTCGAGTGGCGAGTTTTGGGAATTAGGACCCTGTGTACGTTAGAGCCTGAGCTCGCAGCCCAACGCTGGCTGGTACAGAGTTTTTTGGATTGCGCGTTCTCTTTGCGCCGGCATGAAGCGGCCAACAGTTGTATGCAAGTCTTTGATTTGAGCCATTCGCGGAGCCGGCAACTATACGATTTGACCATGGTCGAGATTCGCCGGGTGACTTTTTTCTTACTCGATCATTCGATCTTAATCCGGCCAGGCGATTTGGTGCATACCAAGGCGCGGAGCCTGATCCCTTACGCCCGGTATTTGAGCGAGGCCGATTTTACCCGGCTCTGTGTGTTATTGCGGGATCTGGCGCCCTCGATCATTTTCGCGTTTCGGCCGGAGAATTTTCCGAGGATCCGCGCCGGTGACCGGG